TGCTACTGTCCCAATGTCAGTGCCATCAGCCGCAACCGTAGTTACATCGCCGCTGATGCCAGCAACCGTAGTTACGTTGCCAGAAATCCCAGCCACGGTTGTGACGTTTGCGCTAATACCAGCAACCGTTGTGACGTTGCTATCAATGCCAGCCACGGTGTTGACGTTGGCTATGTTCGTTCCAACTGTATCGACATTGGCGATAGACGCCGCAACAGTGTCAATCTCAGACACAGCTTCATTAAGATCATTGGCTACTGTCTCTACTTCAGAGATTGCCTCATTAAGGTCATTGGCTACAGCAATAACATCACTAATATTTGTAGCTACAGTATTTACGCTTGAGATATTTGATGAAACAACTCCGATGTCAGTAGCGTCTGCGGCTACAGCAGTAACGTCAGAAGAGATTCCAGAAACAGTCGTGACATTCGCTGATATGCCAGAAACGGTAGTCACATCAGAGCTAATCCCCGCCACTGTTGAGATAGCATTTGTAGCTACAGTTCCGTCTTCAATGTCAGCAAGCGTAGCAATATCAGCAGATGCGTTAGATACAGTTTGAACATCAGAGATTGTTGGGCCAGCTTCAGGAACACCTGTCGTTGCGTTAAACGCAAGAGTTGTCCCTTTTCTTGTATCCAAGTTTGGAAGCTTTAGATCTACTGTTGTGTCAGAGTCTGAAAGCTGAAGTGTTCTTGAAACAGATGTTTCGTTTTGTTGAGCAATAGCTGTAAGCTTATCAAGCTCAGTGTTGAGGGATGCTACGTTAAATGGTCCAGATGTAGGAAAATCTGTTGTTCTCGTGATTGGAATATCACGGAATATTGTAAAGGTATCTGTGCCAGCAGAATATGTATCCCCAAGAGTTACATAACCGCCTGAGTACCCATCTTCTACTGATGTTCCTGTAACAGCGAAAGTTCCTGTTCCAGTTCCTCTGGACAGCACCGTATCTACCCCAGCCGCTGTCGTCACAATGACATTTATGTCATCGAGATCGAAGAAGGGGAAATCAATCGTTAGCTGAGTCGTATTGGCTGTAACAGCCTGTGTATACTGAACTCTAGCGTCATTATCTGCAATTTGTATCGTAGCCATAACTCGTTATCCCCTATTGGCTTATTGAGGTAAATTCACTTTACTTTCCGTATGCCCAATCAAAAAATGGATCAGCGACAGGATGGTTCCCAAACGGCGTCAGGAACCTTAAACTGTCTGCTGTTTTTTGATCTGCTTGACCTGTTATAACGTCTGTCATAATAGATGCGGCATTTGCTATATTCCCAGCAGTCGGCCCCAAAGTTGCGCTTAGCTTTGCTCCTGTAGGCATCTGGAACCTTCTCTCATCAACAGCGGCGGGTCTTAGGCCCAGCCTGTTGTTACTTAGCTTTTCGACAGCATTATTAACATCCATAAAGAAGCCTGTAATACCGCTTCTGTCTATGGCATTGATAAGCTTCTCATCAAAAGTTTCCTTTCTGTCTAGTCCATATTGGGCTCTCTTCATCTCATTTACCATTGCCCCTAGACCGACAAGCAAGAATGCACCTTGCCAAAAGGCTCCGTCTCTTTCCTGAAGGCCAGAAGCCAACATTCTGACAGTCGCCGCCTGACCGTAAGACTTAAACTGAGTTATCAAAGATCCAAACTCTGTAGACGTCCACAAAGCTCTGTCTCCAGCACCCGGAGTAATAATGATTCTCTCTACGTTCTGGTTCAAAGCGTTCCTAAAAGACAAACGCATTGTTGGGTCTTGCCAAGCTTCTGTGTTTGGCATCCACTCGCCATCAATCTGCTCACCGTGGTTTTTGATTTGCTGAGCCATACGCATGTGTTCTTGCTGACCAATGCCATTCTTTAGAAGCTTTTCCTTGTCTGCTTTGCTTAGCTTATTCCAAGGCTTCATTATTGCTTCAGTCATGCGAAGCATTGTCACATTTCCAGCAAATTCTTTAAGAGCTTGGTTCCATATGTTTAGGCCGTTGAGAACAAACATAGCTCCTGTGCTGGCATTTAGCACACGCTCAACAGCAAACCTATTTCCAAAGACATCACCAAGGTCAGCAAAGGCATGAGCCCGAAGGCCAAGAACTGCATCAGCCGCTACAGCAGACTTCCTTAACTCGCTCTTAGACAATTTATTAATTGCCTTTGACTGCTTTGCAAAATGTATCTTTAGTCCCTTCCCATAAGCCGCTTCAAAACCCTCAACCATTACAACCCTTGCAACATCAGGAATGGACGAAACCATCGCACCGCCCATCCCAACAAGAACATTAAATGACTTCATTGTTCTGACAAAACGGCTAGACATTGCATGAGGGTCTTTAGATGCGCCATATGTGCCACGCAGTCTGTCACGCAAACCACGAATGTCACGAAGATCATCCTCAAGACCTTTCCTCAGAGCCTGTTTCTTTTCTAGGTCAGTGGTCTCGTCTATTAAGCGTCCGTACTCATCAACAACATCATCAATGACATTCTTCATATCAATACTACCAAAGCGTCTGGCAATCTCAATATCCATACCCATTGTGCGTGTATGGTGTCTGAGAAGAACCTCAATATCGCTTTCAAGAAACTCTTCAATAAGTTCGTCTGGTATTTCAAGAGTCCTTGCCTTTACGCTTGCTGGGCTCATAAGCTCATCAAGATCATTGGCTTCAAGCCCAATATAAGGACGTGATCGTGTTACAGAATCAAATACCTCATCAGCAAACTTTTGGGCTTCTTGGTTTGTCATGCCTTTTGTAGAAACAGCCCAAGACCTAATGATGCCAACAAATCTTTGAGGATCACGCATAATCCTGTCGATCCTGTATATCCTGGGAAGATAACTAACAGCAGTATTAACAGACACGCCCTCACTTCTAACCTTCTCTAGCTGACGGGTGAGGTTTTTAATCATAGCTGTATCACCAGAGGCTTTGGCTTTATCAAGAGCCTTCTGAATCTCCGCTTCAAACAAACGAACATCTTCAGCTTGCTTCTTAATAAACTCAAAGTGACGCCTTGCCTTACTAGCCGCTTGGCTAACAAATGGAGAAGCCGCATCGCCAACTTCATCAACATCACCACGGCGCATTGCCTTTCCAATGCGAACACGAAAATCAACTTCGGACATATATTGTTTATTGGATTTGAACTTATCTTTTATCTGTGACCCAATAATCTGAAACGATCTTACAATATCGCTGTCACTTGCAACCTTCCCCCTGTAGGAAAGATATGCTTCATCAGAGGCTCTAACAGCATCAAGGAGCTCCGACAGATAACGTGTTCTAAACGTGGTCTCTACTGATTGCGACATAGCAAGCTCTTCATCAACCCGCTTTGTCATAATGCCGCCCATATCAACCATCTCTGCGGCAAGGCCCCTGACAATAGGGTTATTGCTTTTGAGCATTCTGAACACAGGATTAAAGCCAAGCTTTTCTAGCTTTACACCTGTTTCCTTTGCGGCATCACGCTCAATTGTTGCATATGCAGTTTCCCTTGCCCTTGTGGGATTTGCGGCGGCACCCATAGATTCGTACACGCCCTCTGTTTCCCTTGCTTCATATGCGGCAGTCTTTGCGGCAGATCTTTTGCTAATTGACTTTGCGACTGTAGGCCCAAACACAGTATTTGCCGCACCGCCAATTGTTGTGGCAAGAGTCAAGGCAAGGACGCTATCTGTAATTGTTCTATCTTCTCTTGCCGCATTCAAAGCCATCTGCTCTGGAAACACAGTGGCAAACGAAAATGCCGCACCGCCAACAAACCTTTTAGGGACAGATGCCGTCTTCATTAAGTTAAAAGAGGCCATCGGAGCAAACGTAGATGGTGTCAGAAGGGCGCTACCTAACTCCTCTGCAAATGAGTCAGCCCCAGCAAGTATCTCAGCATCACGCCGTTCTATGTCTAACTGCTCAGCTATTTTTGCTGTTCTTGCCGAGCTACCGCTGTGCATCGCTCTCCAAAGAAGCTCTGGTCTATCCTGAACAATCGGATCTTGGAAAACGTCATAGCCCTCTTCATCTTCAATGTCTTCAAACATCAGATCAGAAACATAATCTCTCAAAGCCAATACAGGGTTGTGGGTACGCATTGCCGCACCCCATATCTGATTAGAGTCATTTGTAAAGAACAATGGATTGGCATCGCCAAATTCATTGACTGATAATGTCTTTGCAACAGGACCGACATCCTCAATATCTTTTCTGATAATAACGTCAGGATCAATCGGCCTGCCGCCATAAGTCGCTGGCTCCTCTTCTGGGAGAAGGCCAGCTTCAGTGTTAATAATTTCTTCTGGAGTCATGTCCTTTACTGGTGGAAGGATAGGTTTCTTTTTATCCTTCATCCACCAGTCAGGAACTTCAATGTTGCTGTATGGGCTGACAGTCTCTTGCTCTGCAACAACTGGCTCTGCCATTGTTTCGTCACGAATTGCCATATCCTCGGCAAACTGAGGATCTCCAGCAATTTGCTCCGGGGCTCTAATACCCCTAACAGGATCTTCTTTTATGCCGTATGTTTCACTTTTTTTTTGAGCCCCTGATTCAAAGTAATCAGCCTCACGGTTTCTGCGGCTTCCATAGCTATCGCCAAAGTTTCTTAGGTTCTTGACAGCAGAATCCCAATCTCCCGATGTAACCTGATTCCAGAAGTTTGGTGTTTCTGTAGCAAGGTTTCCGTACTGAAAAGCAACAGATGTAATAACGGTAGCTTCACGCATTGGCAAATCATCAAACGACTTGCCTGTGGCTGACTGCCATCTTTCCTTGAGCAAACCAAGTTCTTTCTTCTTTGCAAACTCATTAATTGTTTTGGCTTCTGAATCGCTCACAGAAAGATCGCCAGCAACCTCTTCTGCTTGTGCTCCCTTAATGCCAAGGTAAGGCGTCAATTTCTCAATAAGCTTTTCAGGGAGGCCTTTTAAGTCCTCAATTGACCTAGCACCCAAATCAAACCCACTGGCAATTGTAACGCCTGACTTTGAATTTTTCGCATCAGGAACATAGCCTTTCAGACGAAAACCTTCTTGTCTCAGAATAAAATCCCAATCAATATTGCTCATTCGTAAATACTCATCAGCTCAGTCAGGTATTCCTGATCGTTAAACTTGCCCATTGCCCAGTCTCTCAAAAGCTTTGTGTCCTGTGCGTCAATAGTCGGAGTCGTTATGACACCTGCGCTTGGCTTTACAAAACCAGCAACAGGCTTAACTGCGTTGATTGCACCATTAAGCCTTTCAAGAACGCCAACGCCTGTGAACATTCCAGACTCCTCATCATAGTCTTCCAGAATGTCTTCTGCGACCCCCTCAACAATGCTAGGCGTAAGGAGGCTCATCTGGCTAAAGAATTTCTTAATAGTAGAGTTCTTCACCCTAGCAACAGCAGTTGTCACGATCTTATTGTCAAATGAGCGATTGTAGTCATATCTAAAGCCTGAGACGATTGGGGTTGAGTTTCCATACTTATCAGTGATCCAAGCTGAGTATGTCTGGTCTCTGCCAAAAACAGCATCTGGCTCAACACGAATCGTACCCTCGTTGTTCTTTACCATATCAATAATCTTTTGATCGTAAGCTACATCTGGCCTTAGAACATGACGCCTTAATTCTCTAAAGAAAGCTTCCTGAACGCTGTTATTGGGAATAACACTTACATTAGCCCCAATGCTTGCGGCGGCATGCTGATACCATGTGTTGAAGCCAACATAAGAGTTTCCGTCTTCATCAATGTTAACTCCAACAGAATCAGACACATCGACAACAGCCTCTCTAATCGCCAAACCAATGCCCTCTTCTGTCACAGGGTAATTCTTTATTTGCATGATAGAAGGAACCGCCATCCTCAAATAAGTTTTTAACCTTGGGTCCCTGATGTAAGCCTCTGTTATATCTCCACCTTCAGCAACGCTGATTTGGTCAAGCTGTTTTAGGACATCAGGATCTCTCCATGAAATCCCAAAAAAATTGTTAAGAGCGTTTTCAGCATAGCTAGAGGGAGAAACGTACTTTTTGAAATTAGCTTCTATAGCCTCATCAATGCTTCCAAAGGTAGCTTTTATGCTATTAGATATACGAGCGCCTTTGGTGGTTGACTCTGAAGCGCTTTGCATGGCTGCCCATGTTTTGCCGCCTACAAAACGTAAAATATTAAATTGAGCCGTATCTACGCCAGCATCTTTAAGAAACTTTTCGGCTTGCAAATCTCCAACGCCAAGCCCAGCCGTCCCAGCTTGGTTAATACCTTTAGCCATCGTTAGGTAAATTTTGTTGTACATCTGCAATGCGTTTTCAAACAAATCAGAATCAAACTGAGCGTCATTAATGCCGTTTAGTGTGCTAAGTATCTCTGGGTGTATCGTTCTATACTTAACGCTAAAAGCAACAGCAAGATCCATATTCTGCTCAGCAATTTCAGGATTGGCATGCTCAAACACGTTGCCAGCATCGTCCTGTTGCAACATAGGAGCAAATTGCTCAACAATAAGATCTTTTTCTTTCTGGCTAATATCTTGACCAGACCTTGCTTTTGCAAGAGCCCTATTAGTCTCAGCTCTTTTCTTGTCAAACTCTTGATAGCGAGACTTGTAGTCCCTTATCATTGACCTCCACTGAGACATGCTTTTGGCTTTTCCTTCGCCAATAAAACCTTTTGCTACTAACTCAGGCTCCATCTTTTCAAGAGCTTCTGGAGTAAGCAAATACCTGCCTTGCTTGCTAATCTCATGCTCAATGGTCACAAAAGCAGCATTCCCAGCGGCCATAATTTGCTTGCTAATTTCAGAGTTTCTAGTCTTAACAAAAGACTTCCAAGTGGCTGGATCTATCAAGCCATTTGCATACATAGTTTCTGCGGCAATTCTTGAAACGGTTCTTTCATCATCGCTTCTTGTTGTGTCAATATAATCAGCTACATGCCCATCAAACTGCTGTTTGTGTTCAGCATCCCTTCTCGATTGTTCGGTTAACTGGTCAGATGCTTCCGCTTTCTCATATGCCCTAAACTCACGCAAAAGTGATGACATTCTCTGGTCACTAATGGGAAGTGACAAAATTTCATCTTCGCTCTGAACCTGTCCTGTTTGTATTTTAAGGCTAAAGGTTCCAACAACATCAATCTGATTCTTCTCTGATGCCGCTATTCCAGCATCTTTTACTGCCTTCAGCTTCCTTGCATGAGCAATCATTGCATCGGAAAGGACTTTTGAGTCAAACCTTGGGTCATCTGCAAATTGACTTTCTGTTTCAATCGCAAAAGCAATTGCGTTTGCAAAACCTCCCTCTTCACTAGGATCATAAAAGATCTTTTCTACATTTCCCTTTGAAGCTTGAATCTGAACAGAGGCCTGACCAGTACGGCGAATTTTCTCAATCTCAGACTCAGTAATGCCGTTAAGCTTTAACGTCTCGAAAGATTCTTCTATTTCGCCAATAATCTCTTCAGTTATCAGCCTTGTGCCTTCTTGTGCTTCTGGGTCGCTACCAGCACCAACGGTCCCAATAACCCCAAGCTTCTTATAGAGGTCGCCAACCCTTGTGGTATGCGTCTCTATCGTATTCTTTCTTGTCTCCTCAAGAAGGCCAGCTCTTGCACGACCAACACGAGTTTGGAACTCAGCGTTCACTCTAGGTGCTATAGCGTTAAAGACATCAGGGTCAAGATCGTCTTGAAGGCTCTCAAGATAACCTCTTGCGGCACCATTAATTGCATCTGGGTTGGTCGGCGTCTGCGTAAGAGCAACATCAGCCGCACTTCCAGCATCAATCGCTAGCTGGGCAGAATAGGTCGAAATAGCCGACTTCTTATATGCCTGTTGAAGAACCCTCTGCTCTTCAGTGCCAAAAGCTTTCATAGCAGATGCGTATGTCGTATCAACAAGAGGGACAAGATTCCCATCCTTGTCGTATCTAACACCAGCAGTACGTCCTTCTTTCTCGGCCTGTATTAGCATGTCGTTGAACTCTTGGCTACGAATATCCGCACCAATGCTCATTGTCATGTCAGACAGCCTGTCAATTGTTCCCGCAAACTGCTTATAACCACTAAGGTCAGGCATTCCTGTAGGGCTGACAGTAACGCTTCTTCCTCTTGTTTTCTGATAAGCCATTATGTCGTACTCTTTGTTGAGGTTTTGCCTGTTTGAATATCATAACCCATTGCGGCAGATTTGCTAAATCCACCAATAATTGCCGCCTGACCCGCTGTTCTTGACGAAGCTGCACTAAGATCAAATTTGCGTCTTTGAGACATCCCCATCAAACGGATGGACCCAATATCTGCAAGTGCTAGTTTTTCTTCATCTATACGCAAAGCTTCGCTTGAGGCAGAAGTGCCAATAGCAACACCTTGACCAGCCATCGATGTGCTAAGACTTGCAAGCTGTTGACGCAAGCGTCTGTTTCTTTCAGTCTCTTGCTGACTAGCCTGTATCTTTGCCATATCGCCTTGTTCTTTATAGGCTCTGGCTTCCATCTCATATGCTTTTTTCTGTTGCTTGGCGGCAAGCATAGTCAAAGCAACAGAGGCAATTTGCATTTCAACGCCCATCAGACCTCAACCTCCAGCAAGACTCCATTCAGCGTTATCGGCAATGGCTGATCTTGCGTAATAGTAACTGTTCCTTCAGCAGACCAGCCAAGAAGATAAACCTCCTTGCGCTGAGTTATAGCTGTAGGCTCCTGTGAAAAATCATCAGTAACACGCCTGATTAGGATGTTAGTGCCTTTTGTCTTGACACTCAACGTCTCATTAAGATCCAAAACAGCACGAACAATCCTGCGCTTTTGACCAACCGTTATACCATCCTGAAGGGTAAATTCAGGAGGCAATGTCGTCATAGTCGGCGTGTAGTTTATACCTATCTCTACCGATGTCACCGCTTCAGTTAGGGTGAGGTTTCCGCTACCATCAGTAGTAAAAGTACCCATGCCATAATTACCACTCTTAACTGCGACCTCAGTGTTAGGTAGATGAGCAATCGTCCAGTTTTTAGTAGCACTGCCGCTAGTAGCTTTATAGGCACTGTCAAGATTGTAATCGTTATCGAACCGCTCCAGAGTAGTTAATGTCGAGCCGTCTATAGTTCTCTCGCAAATTACATAGATACGTCTATTCACATTAACAATGTTCTTAAAGCTTCCGCTTGTTGAGTATTGAGACCAGCCCTGAAGCTTTTCTTTTCTAATGCTGACAAACACAGGTATTGTGCCATCGCTATTAAGAGCATAAAGGTAAGACTCAACCTGATCCGAAGCTTCACGCTGGGATTCCAAGGCGGTTGGCGTCACAATCAAATGCTGAGATAATATAGTCAAAGCATCAGAGTTATATGCTTGGCTTAAATCGGAATAGATAAACTCACGAATCGCTCCTTTAGATTTGGTAAGGAACACGATTGCGCCATCAAACTCAACAGGAGCAGTATTGCCAGACCCAAAAGACGTTTGCTTTTTAATCGCAATAGTAGACGGAGTAAGGGGCCGCTCATCAACGGTAGGAACGTAAAGCTCCTGTTCAGAGGTGAATATGGACAAATGACGCAAGGATGCCATGCTTTTGATTTCAGAGACTTGGTTCTCTGCAATCTGCACTTGGATTGACTCGTCATCAAGACCTGTCCCCACATCGAAGTTATAATACTCCCCAACTTTGGAAAAGAATAAATGATTTGGCAAATCTCTTGAGCCGCCAAAAATTAGACGCTGGTCGTGAAAAATGACAGACCTAGCGTAGCCATGACGAGAAGAGAACACCTGCTCTCTCCAAGTGTCTCTAGCATTTGTGTTAGCTACAGCAGAACTAAAGTTTCCTGTTATAACAGTACCCGATACATAGGCAGTTACTTCAATATGGACAACCGTACCAGCACTATCTGTGTATTCTATATGTTCCCCAACCCAATCACTGCTAAATATAGAAGAACTTGCTGTGAAGTTTTGAGATCCAGTATTCGAGTTTTGCGGCGTAATTGTGACAGAAGGATCTACAAACCTATAAAATGGCTCATAGTGCGCTGTGCCATCATGGTCAAAATCATAATCTGCAAGAGCAAAAGTATCTGCGGCAGTTCTTGTCAAGGTCTGCATTGCCATATCTGGATGCACAATAATCATTGTATCGCCAGATTGGGCGACCTTTAACTCGCCAATCATTGCCGTTGTCCAAGGGCATGACGTTATAGTATCGGCAATGTTAGCAGGGTCAGATACATCAACAATATCAACTCTTGCGTTGCTAAACAGTACAATGTAAGCCTCGTCCTCATCATAAACATAAGGCTCTGTCTGATACGCAATGTTACTAAGGCTTTGAAGATACTGAAGCCCGGGACGGCGTGTAATGCCGCCCTGAGAGCGTATCCTAAAGTTCCTTAATGTCTTTACGCCGTTCTTGTAAGCATCGGAATCGATGCGAGAGCTTAGTAATGGACTTAGCTCACCAGCAGTAAAGTTCGTGTAAAATTGACGTAAGAGGGCCATTCGATTCTCATGTCGTTGTGCCTTCTATGTCTTGGTAGATGCCATTGCCGAGCCTTGCCCGATGGAATCTGCTCAAGCGAAGACCTTGTGTGGTTACTTGCTGGCTATCCCTTGCCTTTGCTCTTCTAAACTGAGTTTCAGCCAAGGTAGTATATGAGCTTGCTACATCGCCCTTGCGAGTAACCGCCAGAGCAAGAACAGAAGCCAAACGGAATATAACCCACATAGTAAATGATGGGGGCCAATATTGAGTATCGGGTCTGAAGATGTAGTTAAGAACAACTTCATCTCCGACTTCTGCATTTATATAAATATAACGCTCATAGATGTCATAGCGTTGTACAACGTCATCGATTGTAACAGTTTGAACTTGAATTACTTCAGGCTCTGTTGGCAATGCGTATGCAGACGTCCAACGTCCAACAGGCTCATCTGTAAGCCTTGATAAGACCTTTTGCCCTGTAGCAAAATTCCAGTTAGTTTGTGACAAACAGTCACGCACAACATCTTCATAAATGGTATTGGCAACCAACGCTTCATCAGTATTGTCCGTAAAAGAAGTCAATGGCTCTAAACCAATTAGAACCATTGCTTTCTGTGCTACTTCGATGTCGGTTGATGGGGTCGTTGGCATTTACTTACCGTAGCCTTTTCCCATTGTCTTAGTGGATTTTTTGGCATTAAGACACTTGCCAGCGGCTCGGCATTTGCCGGGGGTTGGGCATGTTGCACAAGTTTTCATTATCTTGCCCCTTTTCCTAATTTTGCATTGGGGCCAAGCTTACGAACATAGCCACCACGAATCTCTTTCTGAGGAGAAGGGGCGGCTTTCGCCGCCGCCTTCATTGTAGGTTTTTTAGCCATTAACGGCTATCTGTTGTCATGCTAACGATGTCGCCAGTGTCGACTACACCGCCAGAGTTTGAAACAACAGTGGCAATGCCAAAGCCATTTGAGGCATTGATAAAGATCACATCACCGACATTCATTTCACTTGATACATCGTTAAAGTAAGCGGCTGTATCAATTGTGTTCAGAGCGTCAGCAGTGGACTTGTAATGCCAAATATGGAAGCCATTGCCTGAATAGTTGACCAAAGTAAGGTCTGCTTTTACGAGTGCCATTCTGAACTCTCCTTACTTCTTCAAGCTACATTCAAAGACGCCATTTACATCAATAAGAGCAGCATTCATCTGCATCTTGTTGAGAACAAAGTAGGCATCTTTATCGTTGTGGTACTGCATGTTGGAAGAAACGTCAGCACCGATTGCGTGACCTACAGAATCTGCATGCCATGCAAAGCACTTGCGGTTTGTTCCGTCATCGTCAAGACCTGAGAATGGGAACCACATGAAGCCAAGCCAACGCTTAGCAGTCATTGCGTTCATGAAGGGAAGGTCTGACTCACCGACATATTCTGCACGAGAGAACTCGTCCAGATCCATCAGTTGTGACCAGTTTTCCCAACCGACAACAACATAACGGCGTCCGTCATCAGGAATATCGTTGTTACCGAAAGATTCCATCAGGCCGAAAGCCCAAGCCAATGTTGCGCCGTTGGTGGTTTCATTAGCTGTTGAAGTTGTTGCGTCCATTGCATCGAGGATAAGCTCGTCAGTCTTGCGACCAAGTGCATATGCACCTGACTGCTGAGCAACAAGCATCTCATCGTGGTTGATACGCAGTTGATCCAGATCGTCAATCCATTCACCAGCGAAGTAGTCTTCAAGGGTGACGGCGACATTTGTATGCTCAAGATTCATCGGGGCAATGTTGCCATGACGAGCCTTGGTAGTAGCAAATCCTTTACCGATTTTCTGGAACGTAGTCTTATTCTTCACGCCATTGACGGTCCGAATTGTGTTCCGAAGCTTAGAACCCTGACGCTGATACGCCATGTGGACGCCGGATTCAAACTCCTCGATAAAGGAGGTATCGATTGTTGGAGTAGCCATCGCTACGACCTCCTAAAAAGTGGTTACTATTGTTTGCATCTCGGTTGTCCATCGGCTTGGGGCCTTTCGGTTGTCCCTTGCTTTATGGGCCTTCTTGCAAAAACACATTCTCATAATAGCATTGAGAAGTTAATTCACATTGCTACTTAGTCCTTGAGTATTGGGCAAACCCAGCCCGAACCTTTGCAATAAAGGCAGGGTCTTTCTCACGCCAATACTTAGGATCGTTTTGCATGCTTCGCAAATCTTCAAGAGAAATCCTCTCCTGAAATTCTGATTCGCTCACCATGTTAAACTTCGGCTGACCGTTAAGCTCCATAAGCTCTTCAAATAATTGAACCATTCCAGAAGACGCCGGAACATTGGCAAATACCTGATAAGCATTTTCCGAAAGGTTCTTATGAGCCCATGAATCTACACGATCAAGTCTCTGATCTGCATGCTCACCAAGAATTTCTGATTCTACATTCCAATCAGGCCCACGGTTAGCTTCCATAACAGCCCATTCATTCATTAGGCCGTTAAACTCGTCTTGTGACATGCCGTAATTATGCGCCTTGTCCCGAAACCAGTCTAAAAGAGGATCATTTTCGTCCACATTAAACTGCATGCCTTCAGGTGCTTCTATATTGATCTCATAATCAGCAGGGCTAATTGGAGCATCGCTCACAGCCTCTTTGTTTAACTCTTCAACAATCTGCGTTCTGAGATCTTCTTTCCTTGTGTAAAAAGCTCGCTCAAGCTCACGGTAGCTATTCGCCAGTTCTTCTGGTCTTTCAAATTTCTCTGGAAGCCAATCTGGTCTATCTGCTACTTGGTCTTGAGGTTGCTCCTGCTCTGACATTTGAGCCTGAACCTCTTGGGTTTCAGCTTCTTGAACTGCTTCTTCACTCATTAACAATCCCACTTCCTTAGTGCTTTGTTGATACGGCTATTAGGGTCATTAGCCGTCTTTTTGCTTGTAAGCTTCTTTTTCATACCCATCATCCGCTTACAAAATGATCTGCGCCTTGCCGCCGCCTTTGGTGACTTCTTTGCTTCCTTTGCGGAAACAGGACGCTTGATGTTTTTTCCCTGCCTACGCAAAGATCTACGACCAGCTTCATTCAAGCCGCCTTCAGGGTTTTTTCCTTCTTTTCTTTGCCAAGCTGGTGATTTAGCCATTATGTCCTCGCATATGTAGGCTTTTTGCCTTTTGATGGATTTGTCGCACGTTTCCGGCGTACAGCCGATTTCTTTTCGCTCTTGCTCATGCTTGCCGCTTTAGATGACGGCACACATTTAGGGTAGCCCCTTCTGCCATCGCCCATTTTGCGACCACAAGGAGGGTGCTTGCCATCTTTCGTTGTGGATATGTCTACCCACTTTTCATTGAACCATTTGCTAAGACTCATCTGAATATCTTTATCAAAATAATAATCAGTATGACAACCTGAATAGCATCAATGACAGGAACGCCAATCAACTGTACTTACCTCCCATTCTCTTATACTGCTGAACAAGCTGACCGGAGGCATAGGCAGAAGGCCACTTTTTGACCCTTGCCTTAACAATAGACTTTGCTCGTGCATACAGTTTAGGGTTAGTAGGTTTAGCCACCTTGTTTCCTTCCAACTTCACAACGCTTCTTAATCACAGCAACAATCCACCTTGCGCCTTCTGCGTGGGCTAGAGTTTCGATTCCCACTCCAGCAGGGTAGATGTTATTCGTCGTGATAGATTCCAAGTACGATAAGAAGTCTCTTCCAACCCCCGAGCCAAACAAAGCGTAGGCTTTGCTATTAAGGTCTTTATCAAC